GGTGAGCAGGGCAGTAATTTATACAAGGTCACTATTTGGCATCTTGCCAACGTTCCAGAACCTAGTATTGATGGGCGTGGCAAATCCTGCACCCCTGCAAAATATGCTATGCCCCCAGTGCAAAATCTGCACCCCCCCATGGCACCAGATGCCACCAAACAAGATGTATATAAACTAGATACAAATAACAATATAAATAAAGTTAGTAAACAAAAAACCAAGAAAAAGATTTATTCAGAGGAATTTGAGCTTTTTTGGCAGAAATATTTAAAAATTAAAAAAAGAGCATCTGGTCAAACAAAACCACGAGCCTTTGAAGAATATTGTGTCGTTATGAAAAGTTATTCTTCAGAAACACTTGCTTTAGCTTTACAAAGAGCTATAACTGATCAACACCAAATTGAGAACAAAGGGGGCTTCGCTTCTCCCTTTCCTGATGCGTATCGGTGGCTTAAGAACGGCAGTTTTGAAGCCTACTTACCAAGCACAATCGATTTGCCAAAACCAAATTGGGAGAAAGATAAATCCCAAGACTTACCTTTTTAACTTGCCATGAATTATTTAGTAAAACACATTGAACTTTATTTGTCAGAAGTTGGAGATGGAGATCCTGATTTACAATATACACAACAAGAAGAATATGTTATGCATCAAAGATGTTTAGGTAGATGGAAAGCTAAAGATGAAATTGATCTAAAAGCAAAAATATATGATTTTATTGGATATCCAGTTGAAACAATAATTTTTAGGGAGCTCAAATCATGACTAATTACAAAAGAAAACTAACTGAAAAAACAATAAATTTTTATCCACCTGATAAAGATTGTTACGCTTGCTACGACACAGGAATCGTCAACAATTCAGATCGATTAGTCAACCGACTTTACTGGCACGACTATGATATCGACGAAAAAGGCAGAAAGTTTGCTGGCTCTGATGCAGCAATAATATGTCATTGCAAAAAAGCATATCAACAATTAGATGAAGAACAAAATGTTATCTCAAGTGGCTATAGAGACTCGTTAGGTAATATTAAAACCATCGTAACTTCCAGTGGTGAGCACACTTTAGGCGTTTCTTTAACAAAAGATGAAACAAGAATGTTGCACAACAAAAGAAAGGAATCTTGGCAACAAAGTGTTAAATTAATGAACGATTATCGCTTGCAAAATATAAACAATTCAAAGAAAGAACTGCCATATTTTATACAAACTGTCAAAGAAACTTTAAAAAATACTCCTTCCTTGTTTTCATTTCCAACAGAAAAAGCTACTGTTGAATCAATGAAACTCAACCAAAGTGACCCACCGCCTTCCTAAAAACCTTCTTTATGAGTCGGCTCAAGCAAGAGAAAAGAAGGAAAATATAGAGTTTTCTAAGCAAAACCCTTATCCTGTGCCTCTTGCAAACTTGATGAGTTACAACTGGCCCGTTCATATGAATTGGGGCGATTGGTATCTAAACGAGGAAACTTACTCCCTTGATTTGATGCCTGACTGTCACTTTGGCATATGGGACCATGATGAACCTTTGTATTCAATAAACTTAATTGAAGTTTGTTCTGCCAATGATATGATTCGTTGGTTTTTTCATTTACACGGCAAGAATCCTCACCTTTATGGAGAAAACTTAGTAACCGATCTTTTTTATGCTTTTTATGAAATTTACAACGATTTTAAATTTGATTTGCAAAAAATGGGAGAAATAGTATGTCCAACTGCCGTTGTCAATAACCACATCAAAAAATATAATCAATTCAAAAAGGCTGCATGAAAATTAACGAACTCAAAAACGACCACAAAAATGCAAGGAAAAGAACTGATCGTTCCTCTGCCTTAATAAAAGAGTCCCTTCAAAGATATGGTGCTGGTCGTTCTATAGTTATCGATGAAGAGAATCGAATCCTTGCTGGCAACGGAACAATTGCTGGAGCAAGAGCAGCTGGTATAAAAAACGTCAGAGTAATTGAAACCGAAGGAGATGAAATTATTGCTGTAAAAAGAAAAGGATTATCGGAAGATCAGAAGGTTGGTCTTGCTTTGGCTGATAATAGAACCTCAGATTTATCCGAGTGGGATAAAGAAATGTTGCATCAACTTTCAGAGGACCACGATATAGATCCATTTTTTACAAAAGAGGATCTTGCAGAAATACTTGGAGAACCAGATATCATTCCAACCGAAGGATTAACAGACCCCGATGAAGTTCCTGAAACTCCAGAGGAAGCAACGGTTAATTTTGGAGAGGTTTGGAAACTTGGGAATCATAAATTATTATGCGGAGACTCAACCGATCAAAACCAACTCCAACCTTTGATGGAAAACGAACTGGCAGACCTTTGGTTGACTGACCCTCCTTATAACGTGAACTATGAAGGGAAAACTGCGGATAAATTAAAAATACAAAACGACCAATTTGCAGATGAAGAATTTAGACAATTTTTGGCTTCGGCTTATACGGTTGCTTCTCATTATATCAATGACGGTGCTTCCTTTTATATCTGGCATGCAGACTCAGAAGGTTATAACTTCAGAGGTGCAGCCAAAGATGCCAATTTGCAAATAAGACAATGCCTTATCTGGGTAAAGTCAGCAATGGTTATGGGTCGTCAAGATTATCATTGGCAACATGAACCATGCCTTTATGGGTGGAAAAAAGGTGCATCTCATTTCTGGAATGCAGATCGCAAGCAAACTACGGTTCTAAATTTTGATAAACCAAATCGCAACAAAGAACATCCAACTATGAAACCAGTTGACTTGTTTCAATATCAAATTACCAACTCAACAAAACCAAATGACATAATTTTGGATACTTTTGGTGGCTCTGGCACAACTTTGATCGCTGCAGAAAGAATACAAAGACAAGTACGCCTTGTTGAACTGGACCCAAAATACTGCGATGTAATAATTAAAAGATGGGAGAATTTCACTGGAAATAAAGCAGAGCGTGTAGTATTTAACTAAGAACTACATTTTATGGGCAAAAAAGGTACGCAAGCAGAGACAATTGTCAGGGCTCAACGGTTCGCTCGGATAATTGCTAACGGGGGTCGTCGGTCTGACTGCGTTCGTTATGCTTCCGAGAATTGGGGGGTGGGAGAGAGAAGCGTTGCTAAGTATTTACAGATAGCTAGAGACGAGCTGAAGAAGGATTGGGATATGGAACGACCTCAGATGATTGCTGATCTTTTGGCTCAATGTAGTACCTTACAGATGGAAGCTAGAAGGTCTGGCCAATATCACATTGCTCTTGGTGCAATCAATACTGCAGCTAAACTTGCACACTTGGTCTCATGAGTCTATTAGAAACTGTCTCGCAAGGCCATGTTTTATTTGAAGAAGGCTTCAGCTATATTCCCTCGTCAAAAGATGTAATAAAAAAAATTAAAACTAAATTGCTTCCGCATCAAGCATCTTTCTGTGATGATACAAGCCATCGCAAACTTGCACTTGTTTGTGGCTTTGGTGCTGGTAAAACTTACGCTTTAGTTTCTAAAAGTATTATTCTTGCTTGCATGAATGTTGGTCATATATCTGCCATATTTGAACCAACAAGTCCAATGCTCAGAGATATTTTGATGCGAACCATGAACGAGCTTCTTGAGGAGTGGGAGATACCTTACACTTTCAGAGCTTCGCCTTTGCCTGAATACCAACTTACTTTTGAAGAAGGAACTCATACGATCCTACTGAGAACCATTCTGACTTATCAAAGATTGAGAGGACAGAACCTTTGTGCAGTTGGATTTGATGAGGCCGATACTGTGAATAAAAGAGACGCAGAGCAAGCGATGAACATGGCTCTTGCAAGATTAAGGTCAGGCAATATTCAGCAATTTTATGCAACAACAACTCCCGAAGGTCATGCTTGGGCTTTTGAGACTTTTGAAAAAAACGCAAAGGAGGATACAAGATTAATAAAAGCAAAGACAAGTGACAATCCTTACTTGCCAGAGGGTTTTATTGATTCTCTTTTAGAAAACTATCCACCGCAACTCATACAAGCCTATCTCAACGGAAACTTCACAAATCTTACAACTGGAGCTGTATATTCCAGATTTGATCGCAACAAGCATTTGGTTGATAATATTCCCTTTGATATAAAAATGGAGACGCTTTTGATAGGGATCGATTTTAACGTGATGAACTGTAATGCAGTCGTTGCAGTCAAAGACGGAGATAAATTGTTTGTGATTGATGAAATTACAAAACAAAATGATACAGATGCATTGGCTCAAGAAATTAAAAGAAGGTATCCTACGAACAGAATATTAGTTTATCCAGATGCTAGTGGTGCTGCCAGATCAACGATCAACGCTTCAAAGACAGATATTGCAATTCTCGAAGGATACGGTT